TGAACCCCTTGCCTGTGTAAGTCACGTCTCCCGCTTCGGGGGTTATTTTACCATATTTAAAACTGATGATTGTCTGATTTTGCCACAAGTCATGGAGATCGCTTTCACTGATTTCTCCGGTGTTTGCATCCAGTACATCATTAAAGGCAAATGGAACCTGAATGGCGCGCACCCCGGGGAGCTTTTCAGGGCCACATTTAGTAGCTGCATCAATAACGGTTGTGGTTCTTTCAAGCGAATTGGAGGTTAAACAAACGACCAAATCATAAGCAATGCCTCCGAGTGGATCGATTTGAAGTAATACATCAATACCGGAAATTTGTCTGCGTAATCCCATTATTTTAATTTTAGGATTTAAAGATAAATAAACGGTAAAATCGAATATTAGGAAACGTTCTGGAAAATGGTGTGGTTGAAGGTTAAAATTCTGTCGATATAAACATTTTGATGGTCGGAAAAGTTGTTGGTAATATCGGATGTAAGGCTGGTCTGGATAACCTGAAAGAAGGTATCTAAAGGCAGTTTGAATTGAGGAGTATTATAAATCCGGTTTAAAACTTCGTTTGCTACCGATTCAATAGCTACGCCGTCATTATACTTAAAAGCATTTGTGTAAACAGAAACGGTGACACTGGTTTGTGTAACCGAGGCACCTTTATTAGACTGATCATTATTGCGGATGTTGGAAAAGATAATATAAATGCCGGGGGCAATGGTTGAGGGTATCTGATTCCAATAAACAGGAACCGCAGCACCTTCATATTCGATGGTGCTAAGAGCAGCATAATAGGCCTTTCGCACTGCGATATTGCTACTTAACATGTAATGCTGCTTTTAGATTTTCAATTAATTCAAGTTTATTCTTTTCAAATGCAGGGTAAAAATAAGGCTGTGCTTTTATACCATCTCTGACAATCTTTCGTGCAATCAAATAAGCAAGTTGTTGTTGCTGCTCTTCTGCACTCTTTTGTTTTGGCGTACTATTTTTTAATTTCCCATACAAATATTCATCTCCTTGCTCAGTCATAGAAGGTTCTGCGGTTATTCCTTTTAGTTCTACCCACTTCATTATAGCCTGTATTAATTCTGCGAATGTTCCTTCTCCTTCTCCATGATGTTCTGCTGCGAATGCTTGCCAATCTTCAGGAAGCGAGGCCACATAAGCCGCGGCAAATGATTTTGTACCGAATTCGAGATAAGCGGCGTATTCAATGTATGCCCCCACGTGTAGAATCATTTGATCTAAGTCAATATTTGTGTTGATGCTTTGGACGAGCGCACCTTCATTTTTAGGCGCAAGTCTTTTCATGTCGTTGGCTGTATTATCACCAAAAGCCACGAATTCGTTGTTAATTATCTTTTTAATATCTTGTGGGTACGCTTTGATTTCAGCAAGTACTTTATCCAAATTTCCTATAGTGATTGATAATGGCATTATGACCAACTTTGTTGTTGAATAGATGTTGAGGCAAAGATGATCCAGAATCTTTTATATGCTGTGTTATCTACCTGCATCTGTTTTATCTTCAGTGTTTGCCCTTCGTAGATGATCGTCCAATTTTCTGTCACTTGCGGCCTGTAGCGAATCGTTATCCTGTAATCTGCAAAGTTTTTATCTTGGCCTTGATTGATCACGTTCCCACCGTTTAATTCATCCACCTTTGCCCAAATGTCGGGTATCTCTTCTGCGAGTACAGGTGCCACACCACCGCTATCGTTTTGGGTGAAGCTGTAACTTTGAAGTGTTACTTGTCTGTTTAGATCGCTGGCTGCTATTTGATTCATGTTAAAAATCAGTGCTTAATTTTTTATTCATTTCAGTTTCTATCTCGTCGAATATATAATGTACCCTATCATTAAAAACAATCCAAGAGTTACAAACATTTTTTGAACGGGTTCTTTCTTTAGCCTTGTCATAGGACACTTCAATCGGTTTTTCTATGTCATTTCTAATAAGTGTGTTCGAGGAATAAAAATCAAAGATTTGAACTTTATATTTATTGTCTTTTACTAAAATCCTTATCGTACACCTCACCCTTGCAACAGATAGTTCAAAATTACCTTTGCCGGCAATAATCCCGTTGCCTTTATCTTCATTTTGAATTACATCTTTTGTATCTGGGAATAATCTTAAAAAAACATCTTTTGCTTTTATGAACAGATCGTTTTTTGTTTCGCCGCTATCCTGGTAAACTTTCTCGTAAAATACTTTGCCGTCCTGCATAGGAAGTGTTATTACCGTGTCTTTTTGCGCCATTGCACTTGAGGAGACAAAAAATAAAATCAGAATATATTTCATCCTACTCTTCTAAATCGTTGTAAAGTTGCTTTTGCCTGCGGACTGAGCGTTAATTCTGCTACTACACCACTTCTGGAAATTACCGCACTTTCGCCCCTGTTTTCATAAAGGTAAAACACTTGTTGTAAAATCGCGGTTTTTATTTTTGTCGGCGGAATTCCATAACCTGCCGTGTACTCTAATGTGATCCTGTCGCACATGGGATAAACTAATTGCGGAAACATGGTGCCGGAAATCTTGTAATCTGTAACCGCGTTACCATCTTCATCTGTGATGCTCGAAAGATTCAGAAAAGGGCAATAAGGTAGGAATATTCCCCCACAGCTATTATTCAAGACCGTAGTAACCGTTCTTACGATAATACTTATGCCTGTAAAGTCTTCGCATTGCTGCCGGGCCGTAACCATCAGTTCGTTAAGAATCGTATCATCCGCAGTTCCGGTGTCGATCTTACAATAAGATTTAACTTCTTCGAGTGTTACCGGTTCTGTGGCAGATATTGATGATGTCGCAGAAGAGGTGTAAAATACCGTGCAGGATGTATCTGCCGGCATCGAAACGGAAACCGTGATAGTTCCTGTTGCTGGATCAAAAATAAACTGCTTACCCGTAGTAAATGAATAGGTTTTAGAATACTGGATTCCATCGACAAATAAAAGATAAACGGTTGCACCGATAAGATCATCGCTTTGAATCGAAAAGCCCGATCCGGAAGTGATATTTAAAGCCACAGCGCCGTTGGTTCCGCCGGTTCCCTGGTCACTCATTTTGAGGTCTAAAACCGCGTTAAACTTTACTTTATTGCTGTAATTATGTGATATGTACATAGTAAAAAATTAAAGCCTGCCTGAATGAACAGACAGGCTTTGGGTTAATTGTTTTTCAACAATATTAAGATGCTCCCAAATTCATATAGATAGCAGATTGCGGCATCATTAAGTTGACCTCTTCCATGCACTCTACACGGGCGGTAACTTTATTCTGACGGAAATTCACGCTATCTTCAAAAGAGAATGCGATATTCAAACCTTCTACTTCAACTCTTTCCAGGTATTCTGAATCTATCATCAAAGCGTAGTTGGCAGTCACCCATGAAGCACCTACAACAGGAACTCCAAAAATGGTAATACCGCGACCATCGCTAAGTACCACGCTACCTGCGCCAGGATAATAACCTGTTGAATAAGTGTCAGAAATTAAGCGAGCCAAAGTTTGATTTGATACAACAACAAAAGACACGTTAAAGTCAGTATCAAGCTGAGCACCGATTAAAGCGATCAACTGTTTGATGTCATCCGGAGAAGTACCTGCTGAAGTTGAACCGGTTGCTGCACCTGAAACAGCGGTAAAGATGTGAGCGTTTTCTTTTTTGTAGAAATCCCTCAAAAGCATCCTTGTCAAAGTACCCTGCATAAAAGGAAGGTTCTTTAACAACTGTTTAGTGAAGACTGCGAAACCTGCAATGTAGTTGCTGACTGTTTTTACTTCAGTTAATGCGTATTCGTTTTGTCCTTTGGTGACACCATCAGTTTGTACCGCAATATTGTTTGTTTCTCCTGCATTTTCTTTGTAAGTCACATATAAGCCGGTCGGACTTTGAACTGTCGGAATCAAATCACGGAAATTCACTTTCTGTGAAGGGATAATTGCCTGGCGTTGGTTGTAGGTAGCAACCGGATCACCTGTTAAGGTCGAGGCAACAGTCATGTCTTTAAGAGATACAGGGCCTAATTTCAATACGGCAGATCCACCAGCTGATTTGAGTTGTTTTTCAATGTCCTCAATAGCGCCGGGAGTAGAGAGTTTTTCGCCCAATGCTTCGCCCACAGTTAAGATTGATTTCTTTTCGCCGCCAAATTTGAATCCTTTCATTCGTGACTGTAAGAGGTCAAAGGCTTTTATGGTTGTTGCCATATCTTCCTGCAATTTTGCAAGCACTTCGGGTTTGGTGGCGCTGTCCTGCAATTCTTTTACAGTGATTGCCATAGCGTCGATTGCTTCCATCTTTTCTTTGATAGAATCTACAACGCTGTCTTTTACTTCTGTTTTCAAGGTTGTTTCCAAGCCTGTTTTGAGTTCTGCTAAGTGAGCAATAAGGCCCTCTTTAGTCAGAATATCTTTATTTTCTTCTGCCATTTTTATTTTTTTAATGAGTTTGTAAATGATTTTAATGCTTCAAGAACTTCCACGTTTTTAATTCCTGACTGCGAAGTGGTTTCATCCTGCTTCGTGTTTTCAATTATAAGTTGAGTTAGTTGCTTGCATTCAATGAGTAATAGTTCGATAGTTTCGTCTGTCGCTGTTGAATTGCGGCAAAATTTTTCCAGGTTCTTTTG